TAAAATTTAAACAACCTCATCATCCTCAAATATTTCACTCCAATCTTCATCATCAAACTCATAAATAGTACCGAGCTTATCCAAATTGGTAGGTCCAACATGATAGTTAGCTTTCTCAGCATCAACAACATGTCGCTTCATCATTGCAGAAATAGTAGGAAACTTAAAAAATTCTGTTATCGGAACATTAACCTTTCTTAACAAACGACGCAATCGCGGTTTCTCCATATTCTCCTGGAACTTATCTAATAATTGCTGCGGCGTAAGAGGATTAAGCTGCATAAACATCATATACGCTTGACATATCACAGAATAAGCATAAAGATTAGTAGCCATTGTATCCCAGGCATATCCAATAGTCTCAGGTATACACTCCCCCGCAGTATCAAACTCTGTATTAAATAACTTTAACATAGACTCATCTATTTCTTTATACGGTAATATCGGAGCATATCGAGTATCAGAATTGGCTATAAAATATCTTTTTAAAAACTTTGGACCTTTAACCTTAAATCTACCCGTGTCATCTGGAACAGACAACAATGAGGTATATATATTTTCGTCTCTCAAAGTCATATTAAAATAAATTTTCAAAAAACTCTTCCAAGTTCTATGATTCATCACTGATCGAAGTATACCCGGGGCACACCATATATGATCATCACCATATACGACAATAACAATAAAGCGCTCATTTAAAAAATTATCTATTAAAAACGCTAAATGCGGATGGAGAGTCTTTATATGCTCACAATAACAGTAGAATATAAAAGCCATAATCCAACTATCACCATGAGATGTCTCCTTCCCTCCAGAATACATTTGTCCTATCATATAACGCCAAAATCCACCTATATGACAGACCATCTTTGCACAAACGTTAGTCGCCCAGTACTCTAACAAAGTTCTAAGAAAACCTGAATCTTGTTGGGTCATAACATCCCAATTATAATACGGATACACGTTTGCACAATACAGTAACAAAAGCCAATCTGATATATGCTTATCTAATCCCTCTATATCGCCATCTACCCAATAGAAATCGCCCAAATCACCATTCAAATACTTGAACAGAAAATACGCGCCTCCCCACCAATAAGTCATCCCAATTCTAATAACATTGTTTCGCTCTAATAACATCCTTTTCTCATTTACCAAAATACACATAAAAATATGAGGC